CTCGACCTTCTGTAGCTTCAAGGCTCGCGCGTAGGTCTTGTTCTTCTTGAGGTCATGTCTCGCTTCGTGAAGCTCTCCGAAGAGACCACGGAGACGAGCGAACGACCGGTGAAGCTCGAACTGACTCGTCTCCGTGCGAAGCATGTCAGACCTCGTTCGGGTCTTCGACGATGCCGAAGGTGTCGTTGATCACCAGCGAATCCACCACGAAGCCCGCAGCGTTCAGGAAGTCCTTGAACTCGCGCGCGACGGTTTCGAGGTTGATGTACTCACCAGAAAACGAGATGCTTGCCGCGTGGCTGGCGCCCTCGTCGTTGAAATTGTAGGTGAAGGAGATGCTTTCCATGTTAGAGCCATTCCCTTGGGATGAGTTGCTTGGCGTACTGGAAGCCGTTCTTCTCGCACCACATTGCGTAGGTGGTTGAAGACTGCTTCGAGATGCGCTGATTGGGGTTGCTAAACACGAACCGGATGTCGAGTTCGGGGTGCTGTGCCTTGACCAACAGATGCTTCTGTCGGTCGGCGGTCACGAAGCGACCCTTGGTCTCGATGATGATCCCGTTCGGTAACACAAAATCCGGGACGTACTTCGAGGGCTTGGCGGGCTTGGTGTAGGTGATGGTCATCGTCTCGTACTGGGCATCCACGCCCTCCGCACGAAGCTGCTCCATCACCAACTCTTCCAAGCCTGACCGGTAGCCTTCGGTGATGCCCCGCTCCTTAGAAGTCCGCTTTCGAGTCGGCGGCCACTTCCGGCTGCGAGGCATAGTTTGTCTCTCCCGCACCTTCCGTGGGTGCGTTGTCTGCGTAGGTGTAACCATCGGTCGCGTCGAAGCCGCTTGCGTCAGCTTCGGTGGTACGCTTCTCGATGATCTGGATAGCCTCGATGAGCAGGCGCATACCATTCTGCGCGCCCACGTCGAAGGCAAGGATGCGGCCCTTGGGGCGAACGAGCGAGCCTGCGGTGATACGCGATCCCTTCGGCAGCTTGTTCAGCTTCGCGTCGTAGTGCGGGACCGAGTTGAGGTCACCGTCCATCGTCTTCGCGTAAGCCTTCCACTTGAACCGGACGCGGCCCGTGGGCTGCCTCGTGTCCTTGTCCTTCTCCTTCTTGAAAGGCCAGTTCTTCACGTCCTCCAAGTCGAAGCCCTGTGAGACGGCGTAGTCCTTGATCTGCTTGATCAGGGGTGCGGCCTCTGCTTCCGTGTAAGCAACCTCGATAGAGAGGTCGCTGCGCGAATGCTCAGCCTTCGGATCAGGAAACGACTTCCCGACCTTCTCGTCGTAGTAATAGGGCTGGTCGAGCTTAGGGAAGACCGCCACGCCAGCAGGGTGTACGGTCTGTTCGGCCTTGAACTTCTTCTTAGTTGACATACGTTCTCTCTGGTATGGGCATGAAGTCGCCCGCCTTCGGGTTGGTCTGGCTGTTATGGCAGTAGCCTTCGAGGGTGTCCCTCAGTTTCTGCTCGTCAAACTTGGACATGATCCCAAGCCTCTTGCAGATAGTCCTCAAGCTCATTGCCCTTGAGGGCCATCAAAGCGTCCTCGAACGCGTCCATCTCGTAGGGGATTTCCCCGGAGATGATCCGTTCGCGGACGATCTCGATGACGTGACGGATCGGGTCCATTACGTCTCCTGCTCGACACCGAGCGGACGGCAGATCGCGTTGTAGGTCTTGATGACCCCATCGGCAACCTGTTTGTCCATGAAGGCCTTGAACGACGCCTGCGGCGGGCATTCCTTGAGAGCGGTCTGTTCGAGACCAAGGTCGCCGTTCGGCAGGATGTAGGCGATGATAAGCAGAGCTTTCAGCATGTGTAGTGTCCTCACTTGTGTAAGCGTTTAGGAAAAGAAGAACTGCGAGTCCGCTACACCTTGAAGGTCCAGCGAGCCACGTTCAGGCAGAGGCGGCAGATCGAGGTCGGGAGGTAGTCGCTCTCGAAGCTCTATCAGCCGATCACTGTTCCCGTACATGTCTATGAAGGCGGGCTTCACACACTTGGACAGGAAGGCAGTCATGCAGGCAGCATGGACCCCGAAGCTGTCGTGGACCATGTCGAAGTCGGTGATGCCGAGGTCGAGCGCCCGCACGATGGACATGCGGAGGTGACAGGCATCGTAGCTATGGATGAAGTTCGGAGGGAACGACGTAGCCATGTCGGCTGAGGCGACCTTCTTGTTAGTCGTGTAGTAGACAAGCTGCTTCATGCCTCCATCGATGAACGACTTGACCTGTTTCTTGGTCTCCTCGAACACCACATGCCTCACGGGGAAACCGTCAGGCAGGGTCCACTCGATAGCAGGGTCTTCCAGTTTCTGCTCGTTGGCCTGCTTGGACCACTCACGAGCAGCCTTGGACAGCCACTGCATCGCTTCGCGGCCCTTGAGGACCACGTCCTGAATGGCCTCCCAGATCGTCTTGGCGAGCAGGACGATATGGGCGTTGTGGACGAGACGGTCAGGCACGTTCCACTCAGGCTTGGTTCCATTCTCCAACTTCTCTGTAATCGCTGCACGAGTGTAAGCCATGCACGAAGACATAGTGGCAGCGTAGGGAACGACCATCACCTGTCGCTTGACCGTCTTGCGGTCGATGCCGAAGCGGAGGATCGCCCTCGCCTCGTCGGTGTCCTGTCGTTCCAGTAGAGCAATGGTGCGCTGGGCAACATCGCCATACACGTCTTGCCGGGGCAAGCCGGGGACGAGGTTGACACTGCGACCGCCCACCTCGTCGGCAAGCATCGCAGCGTAGTGCTGTAGACCGGAGCATGTCGCGTCCACAGGGACGACCATGTGAGACGTGAAAGGCCCGCCGGCACGGTCGCACTCGTCGATCTCCATGCACGCGCGGAGGAACTGGAAGGGTTCACTCGCGTGCGTCCACCGAAGGTCGGTGTATGGATCGTGGGCGATCTCGCGGATCATGGTCATGTTGTCCTTGACCCACTGCACGCGATCCATCAACGAGACCTTGTCGTTCCCGTAAGCATTGGCACAGGCAACGGCGATCCAGTTCCACTGATCGGTGCTTTCCACCACACGACCCTTGGCAAACTCCAACATCGCCTTGCTGTAGTCCGCTGCCTGCGGCTGCAAGAAGACGACCTTGGGGTATGTTCGCCCTCGATGGTCGAAGAAGTGAGGGAAGTAGAACTCCTCGAAGTCCACATAGCGTTCTGCCACAAGCAGCGTGGCGAAGTAGGTCAGCGCCTTCGACTTGTTCTGCCGGTTCTTGTCGTGGATCAGGAAGACCTTGTGGTTGTGGGCCTTCTTGGTCTCAGGGTTAGTCTCGTAGTCCCACGGGATCGGAGGGAGGTCGAGCTTGCCGATCTTGGCAAGGCCAGCGATGTCTCCACCACGCTCCTTGATACACCACCGGAACACCTCGAAGATGCTTCGATTGATCCTGAATGGCGTATCCTGCAAGGCGTTGATGGCCTTGAAAGGTATGGTCATGTCCGCGCTCATAAGGCGTGACACGTCTTTCGGCTTGGTGCCGATGATCATGGAGAACGGCTTGACCTTGCTGGTCAGGTAGCCACCTCTCCACATGTGGTCCATGTTCCACGGTCTCGGCTTGACCACCATCGGACGATAGAGGATCAGGTCGAGCTTTCGCTTCTCGAATATCTGAGCCAACTGATTGTAGAAGGCGTCGGTAGCCTCGATCCTCGTCTTGTCTACCTTGCCATCCTTGTTGACAGGGTTAGCCAGTACGCCGGGGAAGGCCGCCATGAACAGGTCAAGCAGGGCATGACCGATTTGCAGCTTCTCCGAGGTAGACCAGCCTTCCCACTCCACTTGCCATGCACGGAACTGGTTCCTGATAGTACGGAGCTTCCACTCTCGCGGATAGCCACGCTTCTCCATGTCCTCCATGATAACCTTGAGCAGCTTCTTACGCTCAGGCACGGAGTCGAACACAGCGATACGCCACTGGTCATGGATCAGGTTGACCCCATAGATGCAGAGGGAGGGTCGCTTGACGCCATAGTGGAGAGGAGACTTCTTCAAGGCCCGTGCTTCGAGAGAGGGGACCATGTTGAAGATGCTCTTCACGAACAGGTAGGAGATTAGGGCAGGCTCAAGATTGGTCTTACGGAGCAGCTCTGCTGCCCGGCTACCCCTTGCCCCGAAGGACTTGGGTTGGAGGAAGGCAGCTACCTGATCTACGAACGCACGGGCTGTACCCGTCACGAACGCCTTACCGAGGTAGCTGTCTCCCCAAGCCTCACGTTTCTGAGCCTTGATACTGTCCTCACGCAGACGCCTCTCAGCCTCTGTGTACATCCAGTCTTCAAGGTCAATTTCGATCTCTCGTTTGTCAGAGGTCATTGAACCCCACGTATGTTAGGAGTTTTTCGTGAGCATTTGCTCAGGGTGGAAGCCCTATCGGGAAAACCGCAGAAATCAGGGACTTTCGTAAACCTCGCCGCTCCACAGGAAAAACAGCAGATCGCGGTCGTTGTCGTAGGCCTGCTGCAACTGGATCGGGGTTGTAGTCTCGGCCCACTTGGTCAGGCCGTCTTCCTCGTAGGACAGGAGAGCGGTCAGGCGCAGTTCGCCCTCTCCGTAGCTCAGTTCCTGTATGGCGATGTTCCCACGCTTTTCGAGGGTGGCGATTTGGGACAAGGTGGTAGCAAGGATGTTCATTACTGCGGCTCCGCTGTTCTCATTGTTCGGGATCGTCGAGGCTGGCCTCACGGTTAGATACTTTCATGAGTGCAGGCACAACAGTTCTGAAAGGACAAGGTAAACAGCAGGAGTTTCAAGCGGTTAGAAAAGGGGCCGACTGGATTTACAGTCCGCCCCCTTTGCCGCTCGGGACACTCCCCCTGCCCTGATTTCCGGGATTTTCCTGGTAACCCGGATCGTTACAGGATGGCAATCTGGCACAGGCATTGCCAAGGCTACCGTTCCAGAGCTGCAACAGCATCGTTGAAGTCTGACACGGACAGATGGGCGTACCGCTCAGTGGTCCTCACAGAGCGATGCCCAAGCCATCGGGCGACCGTATAGATGGGGACGCCAGCCTTGACAAGCCTTGAAGCACAGGTGTGCCGCAGGACGTGCGGGGTGACCTCCGGGTCGTCCTTCATGGAGGAAAGCGCCTTGATCAACTGCCACTGCCGGTGGAAGGTGTCGTAGGGGATTTGACGCAGGGTGTTGTCAGGTTCGAGGCAGGCCCGTGCAGCCACCGTCAGCGGCACAATCCTATCCTTCCCGTTCTTGGTGTCCTTGAAGGTCACCGTCCACGGGTCGGTCTCCCACGCAGGCTCGTTGATGACCATGTTGGCCATCTCCGAGTAGCGACAGCCGGTGGCCAGCAGGAAGTCGAACACCCGCCGCCACTCACAGAAGATGCCGCCGGCGCGGAACTCGGCAACCTCCCTGTCGGTTAGGAACCGAGTCCTACCCTCCCCCTCGTCCTCATAGTCCAGCTCAGGCATCCTGTCGAGGTAGCCGAGGCGGCGGGCGTGGTCGAGGATCGATGATAAGGTTGCGAGCTTGCGGTTGACCGTGGCCCCGGCGTTGCCCCTTTCCAACAGGAGATAGGACTTGAACCGCTCGACCGCCGCCGTGTTGATGGTGGCAATGTCGCAGCCGGGAGCGAAGAAGTCGAAGAGTTCCGAGAGATGGCCCCGGACACTCTTGACGTTGTTGCCGTTGGCCCAGCGCCGCTGAAACACGGCTTCAGCCACGTCCTCAAGGCGCGGACGTAGGACAGGCTCGACGCCCTGCTCCCACGCCTCCGCAGCCGCCTTGGTGTCAAACAGCTTGCGCTGGCGTGTACCATCTACGGTACGGTCGCCCTGCCAGCGTGAGCCTTTAAGACGCGCCATTGGTCTTCTCCCCAACGAGCCACGAGGACAGGAGTGGAGCGCCAAACAGGGCGAACAGACCGACGGGGGACGGTTCAACCTGTGCGTAAACTACAGCCCCGTAGCACAGCAGCCACAGCATGAGCAGGACCGACCAAAAGCGAACTTGCATCTGCATTTACGCGTTCCCTTTGAGCTTGAAGAAGAGCGCCTTTCCTCGACTGTTCAAGGTCAGGGCCTTGTGTCGCCGGTCGAACTGGTCTTCCTCACGGATCACCAGATCATGGCCGGGCTTGCGGTCGAACCTCCGGTGTGTCCAATAAGACACATTCCGAGAGGCCGCCGCATTCGAGAAGCCTAAAGCCACTTCCAAGTCTTTCTGTCCACACTTGCCCTTGTGGGCTATGTACAGAAACGTCAGCATGGCAGGTATTTGCATCTCTGGATCGATTTGTGCAAATATCTCCAACTGCCTCGTCAGAGCAATTGTGTCCATTTCTCCTCACAATAGAATCCTTCCCAGATAGCAGGCAAGGCCGATGGTTGACGCTGTCAAAACGAAGCACAACGCAAACGCCCCCAGAAAAAGAGCCGCACCCACAATCTTAGCCCGAAGCTGTTCCGTGTCGAACATTCAAAGTCCTCTCTAACAGAAACGATGCACTGCTGCAATTGTCAATCGTCGTCAGGGTCCTGCGACAACTGATAGCTCGGCGGGAGATTCCCGACGATCTGTCTTAGGCGTTGGAGTTCATAGGCCGCTCGCGCGACCTCGACCCCATCCCTGTAGAAATCAGCCTCGGACATCATGAAGCAGGCGATGTCCTTCAAGCGTTCGATGTCAGCCATTCCATGAACCTCTGCATGATGTACGAGACCGAGACAGCCACCCAATACCCACGCCAGAAGTCTTGGCGTAGGTCGAAGGGTGCAAGGAAGAAGCGTTTCATTTAGCCCTTCCCCTTGCCATTTCCCGCGCCGTTGCCACCGTTGCCATTGCCGTTCCCATTCGAGTTGCCGGGGGAACCGTCGGCGTCGGTGCCGGCTCCGTTGTTGGAGTTGCCGGGGTTGCTGCTGTCGTTGCCGTCGGGGTCGTTGCCGTGGCCGTTGTTGCCATGACCGTTTCCATGACCGCTTCCACCCCCACCGTTTCCGCCACCTACGATGATAAGGTTCTTCATTCAGTTTTCCTCTTTGATGATTTTTACCATTCGTCCGTAGTCGAGCAGAACACGGGTGAGTGCTTCCTTCTCGACCTTCACGGAGGCGGACCCCTGTCGGAGCTTTTCCAGCGCCTTCCAGAGGTGATCGAGGTCATCGGTGGATGCCTCGTATTTAAGCCGCTTCATTCTTCGCCTTGAAGACCTTGAAGCGGTCAGCGTAATCGATCAGGCGGTCATAGACCGTGGACCAGAAGGCATAGCCCTCGTCCGAGGACTCCCAATCGAAGGCCCCCATGAGCGAGTCAGCGGCCTGCTTGAGATGGTCGTGGTTCACTTCCATCTTGGCGTACAGCAGGCTGTCCTCGTCCTTGAGGTCAGACTTGCCAACCAGATCAAACCGGTTGACCGAGTGCCAATCGCCGGCAACCTTGATGGACTTGCCGTGAGTGGCGACGGCCTCGACCACATACAACGCGTCCAGCTTGAGCGGGCCGGTTGTGGTGGCGAGGGCAGACTTGCAGCGAACGATGTCGCCGTATGCGAACGTAGTCATGTAGTCCTCACTCGTTGTCGCTGTCTACCGCCGTGTTGGGTTTGGGCGAGGGATATGGATAATTGGACGGGTGCCATTCGCGGGAATGACATCGCTGCATTTCGGTAACGGGTTCATCTCAGAAGCCTCCTTCCGACTTCACTGTTGCACGAATGTAACTCATGGCGCTATATATCCACTGTCGATC